TAAGGTGACTATCTCTGCTAACTATCATGGAGTATTTATAAATAAATCTAATTTAAAGGTCGGGAAATTATATACGGCTGTGGTTAAAGTTAAAAAAATAAATGGTCTAGATTCAATTTCTGTAATTAGTGGCACCGGTACAAGCGTTAGTACAAAATACCCTGGAACTTTAACACGATCCGGAACATCTGAGTATCATCTTTTGTACTATCCATTTACAGCTACATCAAACTCTATAACAGTTAAAATTCAAGGGATAATGACATCTGGACAAACTACAGGAACTTTTCTTGTTGAGAGTGCTGATATTTTTGAGGGATATAACGTTTATGACTCCTCTCAACAAAATCAAGCTATTTTAGGAGAACAAGGACGTTTAAAAGCAAATTCTGCACCAGTATCAGGTTCTTGGGATGTCGGCAATAAGATTTCTATAAGTTCACCAACTGCAAATGGATATATAGGTCAAGTGTGTATCGCCTCTGGATCTCCTGGCACATGGAAAGGGTATGGACAAATCCAAGCATAATCTAAAAATAACATTCTATTAAATGAATATGATAAAAATTGATGATTCTTGCAAAAAAGTGTAAGATAGCAATTGTATATTATCTTACATAATAGGAGTTTTTTATAAAATGAATACATTTCAACAACGAAAAGAACCAGTTTTTTTAATCATGTTTTTCCCATTAATTTTAGCTCTTATTCCAAGACCTGAAATTGAAGGTGCGCAATTTTTAACTTATCCAGCAATTGGAGCTGTATTATTTGCTATAAGTTTATTCCACTTGAGAAATTTACAGTTAAATACACGTTTAACTTATTTTGTTTCACTAATTTTCTGTTATACGTTTTCTATAGCTTTATCCGTTATGTTTGCGAATGAAATTTCCGCTAATTCATTCTTCCATGTATTTAAACCATTATTATTTATAATGATTTTGGTTTTCGGATTTATCGTTGGTAAACGTGTAAGCTATGAAAGTATTGTGAAAGGATTATTAGTAAGTGTTAAATTTATATTATTAGCGCAAATTCTAGTAGGTGTTCCACAATTACTGAGCATTACAATATTTGATGTTTTTTATTCTTCCGAAATGTCTAGACCACTTGGACAATTAACGAGAATGGTAGGGACCCTGAGTAATCCGAATATTTTTGCCTGGATCGTTATTCAGTCATCCGTTATCATTTTCTTATTTGAAAAACGAAAGTTTCGTAGATTGTTTTGGCTATCGATAGGATTAGGGCTAATATTATTATCTGGTTCTCGAACATCATTTGTTCTATTACCAGCTATAATTTTCAGTTGTAGTTTGTTGTTAGCTAAAAAGAACGTTAAATTCTTCTTTGTCAAAATTCCTATTTATATGATTTTATTGGTAATTAGTTTCTATGCAATGATTTGGTTTTTAGAAGAGTATCAGTATACATTCCCGTACTTGCATCAGCTATTACAAATTTTAGATACTGGTCAACTAACT